TTATTGACTTGCCCTTCCACAACCTTACCAACAAACTCTTCAGGATTGTTGAGAATTGCTTCTGCTCTCTTATAAGTTACATAAGCACCATAACAAAGTGCTCCACTAATTGCCAGACTTGTCGCTGACAAAATGATTGCTAGGTTTTTCATTTCAGTAATTTTTCAATCGCATTGTAATAATAGACAGCATTGTGGTCCTCCACACCATCAAATCTCTTGTCATCAGTATCTTCTAAATGAATCTCTGGATGAGTATGAACGTATCCGTTGATATATGGTGGAGTTTTGGGGACTACATCATCTCCATGAACAAAGCGAAGATGTTCTACATTCTTCAGTCTCTCTCTCAAACCTCTTCCACCTGGACGGGGAGAGCCAATCGTAATGATTGCTAAATCAGGTGCAGATTTGAGCATTAGGTCAGCAACAACAGTCGCAGTTGCACCACCAAGAGAGTGACCTGCAAGAATCAGTTTTCTATCTTTCTCAAGAGACTCAAAGTTTAATACAAGTTCGGTAATTGTTCTAGTTGCATTATTCTTAAATCCTCTGTGAGTATCTTCACTACGGAATAAGAATTTAAGATTTGTTGCCCAATCAGAAGTTTCATTGGTTCCTTCGATTGCAAGGATGCAATATCCAGGAATACTTTTATCTACAATGAAATCGTTCTTATCAGCATAGACATCAACACAATTCTTAACTGCTTTCAGAATCACTTCTGTGGGTAGAGTGGTCTTCATTTTGCATCTCCTGGTTTGCCATCCGTAGTATATAGTAAATAATATACAAAACAAAGACTAAACCAGTTCCCAATATAATTATTACTCCCCAAGGAAAATCTTCAGGCATCAGTATTTACCTGGAGTGCAATAATTTTTCTTATCGTTTGCTGTGTATGGCTGCAATTTATCTTGAGGTTTCATATATCCACAACCAATTAACCATTCCTTCGTCATTGGTGTTGGAGTAATCTGTTCCCACAATGGTCCTTTAGCACACATCTCTAATTTTTCAGCAGTCACATTCGATTGTTCTTCCGCCCAGTTTGCATCAACTTCCCAGGGCACAGCACGACTCATTCCAGCAATGCTGTAAATTCTTGTGACTCTTTCTCTTAACCAGTTGGGGATTTCATTGTCCTGATGAACTTGTGCCATAAATGATGTTTCTAATCCACCTCCCATACAATCCTGAACTGTGTGCCAACCTTCGTGGCGGAGTGTGCCTAAAAACTCTCTGGGGTCATCCAAAAGATTTCTATTGATAAACAGACGATTGTAATCTGGTTTATAGATGCCCGATGTGCTTCTTGTAAAATATCTTTCGTGACCGATATAAACTGCAATACCAAGTTTATCAAGTGCAGTCAGTATTCTTTTAATTTCATCTTTAAACAAAACGAATCGTTCTCCAAAGTCTTTATCTGGAGACACTTTTTCAATTCCTTCATAACAATCCAGAAGTATCATACAACCCATCGCTGCGATGCTGTAATCTTTTACAACTGGATGTGATGCTTTAATTGATTCTGCTGTAACCGGAGCGACTAAAGTTAATGACAAACCAATTGCCGTGAGGAGTTTTTTCATTCATTCCACCAACCTTCTTCTTTATGTATCCAAACTTTTAAGTCTTTTACATACTTTCGTAATATTTGTGCTTGAGAGAGGTGCCATTCATCACCTGTCTTAAGATGCTGTCGAGTATGTTCATCGACAGCATCTAGACACTTTTTAATCACAGGGTTCCAGGGTTCCCTTACAGGAGTGTTCCACTCTCGTGGCATAATGCCTCACTTTTTCTTACCGCCGTTCTTTGCTTTGTTTGCATTCGCATTGCCAGAGTTCTGCTTTTTATTATTTGCAGAACCAGCACCACCTTTTTTATTCTTATTTGCGGACTTTGCCATCACGCTCCAGGGGTGCGAGGTTGAACTTGACCTTCAAGAACTTCAACTCTTTCTTCAAGAGATACTGGTGCTTCAGCAGCAGGTGGTTCGGGAGGTGCTTCTACAACAGTCTCCTCTCTCTTGGGCTCTTCCTTATGCTCATCATCACCCTTCTTCATGGTGTTAATACCAAAAGTGGCAGCAGAAGCAGTAAAGACAGTAGCGATGAAGGTCGGATCCATTTTGGAAAGCATACCTGCATAACTAGCAGTCAGGAGAGCGGCAGACCAACTCAAAATAGCAACACGAATAACTTGTCCCATAGCTTTTTCTTTTTTGTTATCCATCAGTCTTCAGATTGATGTTCTTTGTTATTTAGGTTTTTAGAACCTAAATTTAACATTTGCGGACACTGCTGTGTTACTTACACCATTATTAATTTGATGAACTCCCTGAAGACTAATGACTTCTTTATAATCAAGAGTTGCTGATGCTTCAATAGCATTATCGGTTGCATAAGAACCTTCAACACTTACACCAAATAGATTCTTTTTCTTACCACCAAAACGTGTCTCAAGTCTCAGACCTGCTTCACCAACATTGTAAGTCTCATTGACACCTTCAACACTTCTTGCCGATTGAATTGAACCAGATTCGGTGAATGCGTTTCTTGTGTAGTTACGAACAGTGTGTCCAACGAAAGGAGTTATGTTCTTATGAGCGTGGAAGAAAAGTCTGTTACTGACCCACCACTCTTGTCCAGCAGTCTGACTTTCATTATTGAAAACTCCAGCAACATTTCTGGAAACAGAATAGTTGTTTTGAGCAAGACCAGCATTAGTTAAAAGTGATAAAGTATTACCTCTGAACATATTGAAGACACCATAGTGACTCTTCAGCAGTTTAGAAGCACTATCAGTTCCATTCAGGTTTAGAGTTACATTATTATATTGACCACCGATAGTCCAGGCTGGTTTGATATCAATTTCTAAACCACCACCATAGATAAATGAAGTTCCAGAGTATCCTTCTTCACCTTGAGACCAGGCATAGTAGTTCTTACTGAAGACTCTAACCTTTTCCTTTGATTGAGATGGTTCGTGATTGAGAAGTCCTTGTAGTCCTTCACCCATCTTATCCATAACTTCGTGCTGGTCTACACGACCATAGAAGTCAGCATAATCGTGAGAGGTTGCGACAACACTTGATTGTGACGTGGTTACAACAGCAGTTCCATTTGTAACTACGGTTGAGTTATCACTATAAGTATCAGTTGTGACTGGTGTTGTAGTTGTGGTTGTAACTGAAGTGGTTGTCACATCAGTTTGAGTGTGACGATTCACTCTCTGCACTCCATCATCTTCTGTTGCAGTATGAGTAACAGTTGTTGCAGATACAGGAGCAAGAACAGCGACAGATGCAACTACATTATTAACTGTACTAGAACTTACAAGAGTTGGTGGTGGAGGTGTTCCACCAGTTTCATAAATGTCAAGAACACCATTTTGGTTTGCATCACCAGAAAGTGCTGCTGCAGAAAGAGTCAGAGTGCTGGATAAGATAATATTATCCATTGGCATCCAGTTGACTGTTGGAGACCCTGCAGCATTATAAGTAAACTGATAATCACCAGCGGAAAGTCCAGTGAAAGTTACACCCTGCCAAGCATATGAAGTTTGAATACTAGTATCATATGGAACTAATTGAGAACCATTAGAAGTGAAATAGTTTGTTCCAGGAATGAGACCATCTGGAGTTGTTGCAGATATTAAACTCCAGTTGACAGTTGTTGGCGAAAATGCATTTCCATTGATGCCCTGTAAAGTTAAAGTTCCCTCATTAAAGTTAGTTCCTGGATGCCAGTTTCCATACCAGAATGTAACTGACCCATTGCCCCCACCGACATATCCGATAGAATTGGTATGAGCTAAAACTGCTGTTGGAGCCCCAAGCAGAAGGACAGACGCTGCTGCGAGCGCCCTTGTGGTGTAAGACATAAAAAGTCCTCTATTACTTGATGTGTACTAAACAAAACAGACCGAAGTTTGTTAAGAGTAAAGTATTCACCAAGTCCTAGAGGACTCGGACTATGTAGATTCAGACCAAAAGATCAAGAATCAGTTATGATTGTAACTATTTATCCCTTCTTCCAGGATTCACCTTCTGCTTTTCTTCTACGTGCTAGTCCTGCTTCTACATTTGAACCAGGATTACGATAAAGATAAAGAGCATCGGGAACTTGGTCCCACTCTTTATTCTTCAGGCGTTTAGTAATAGTATTAAAGTTAGAGCCACCGTAGAAACCAGCACCAAGATTATAAGCGAAGCTGAGCAGAGCCCCTCTTTTTCCATCTGACATTTCACCCCAATGAGGAATTTTTCTTAAAGCAGGGAGAAACTCTTTCTTGCATTGCTCGATGAGAAGTGCATCAGCTTCTGCTTGTGTGAGAGTATCGCCCATTTTAAATGCTGAACCATCTTTCTTACGAGTGGAACCCCAACCAATAGTGATTGGAAGTCCACCAGTCAGAGGGTCAGGGTATGCCTTTAGATGACATCCCTCAAACTCTTTGATCAATTTGATGCCCATCATAGGAACATCATCACCACCTGTTACAGGAGCTGCAGCAGCAGGGGTTGCTGATGCAGCACTAGTCTTTTTTCCTCTAAAGGTCTCCGCCCACTCTACATTATCTTCCAGATATTTAATTGGAAGATTATCCTCTAACCACTGAACTGCTTTGACGTGGTTAGGATTTCTCTCATCATAGAATTGAAAGAAGTTGTGTAAATCTACTTTTGCCATTGTTGTGTCTCCTATCAGTCGAAAATTCTACCCCAACCATCGTTGCCACCCGGGCACCAACGATGCTTAAGCATTGCTTTTGTGTAAATGGTCTTCTTACCATTTGTTACAGGTCCAGTGTAATTGTCATTGCATGAACCATATGGATCGTTGACAAAATACCCCTTGCCATCTGGAGTCTTTCCAATTACAACACACATGTGCCCACCAGTAGGTGCAGAAAGAGAACCCCTGTGGAGAATACCAATAACGACAGGTTT